GAATACCTGACTGTTGAACCAATACCAACACCAATTGCTGTTCCTATCGCAACGCTTTCACTAGGGTTAAAATAGTAAGGAGTGTTAACTCTTGTTTGAATATCAGTCTTAACACCAACATTAAATGAAATAGTTCGATTCAAATTTGTAACTAAAGCAGAACTAGTGTGTGCAGTTCCTAAAACACCATCAAACTGTCTTTTAACTCTAATCTTACTATTAACATCATCAATATTAAGAACTAGAAATCTTTCTGTATTAATACCAAGAACATCATTTGCTGCAACTGAGTTTGGAGATAAATCACCAGATACTGATATACTTGTGATAATTCCAGTTGCAGCTGTTGTTCCAATACCTGTGCCTAGTTTTAAAAATGAAGTATTGAATCCAATTTGATGTCTCCCATCAAGTGTTCTTAGAGTGTCTGTAGAAAGACCAGAAACAGTAATTTCATCACCAATAACTAAATCATGAGGTTGAGATGATAATCCAGTTACATCTCCACTTGACCTATCATATGTAAATACTACATTTTCAATTTTAACGACAGTTGATGCAATCGATATTATTTCTTTTCCATCTACCGATGATATTTCACCAGAAAATCCATTTCCTTTTCCTATACTCATGACTCGAAGATCATCTTTAACTTGATAACCAGATCCAGCACTTAGTATTTCATATTGATTGATTCTGCCAGGAGATGCATAATTCACCTCTATTTCTTGGTCAACTGATTTACGACTATCATGAATACCTTCATAATCAACACCAGATCCCTCAATTTTGTAAGGATTTGTATTTCTACGAAGATTCAATGTATTTAAATCTAAGTCTTGATTATTTGTTTCAATAAAGTTCCAATCATCTGGTTTTGCAGCATAGTTAGCACCAATTAGATATGGAAATACTGGAGCACGGAAGTTTTTAAATGTTCCACTTGTTTCGTTTTCACTTGGGTTGATTGTTGCAAAATAAGCAAAAGTTCCTTTTGGATAATCTGGAGTAATACAATATCTACCGTTATTTTCATCTAAATCACCATCTCCAAGATAATCATAATCTTCAACAAAGAATCCAAGTGGGAATGTAGATATTGGAGGGCCATTCTCTCTTGTAGTTTTAAGAGAATAACCAGATCTCATGATTCTTACAACACCACCATCCTTTCGATCATATCCATATGGGCCGTAAATTGGATTACCATCATACGCCCATCCTATAATAGGTGAATGATTTAAAGATACCTGTTCTGCGTTGTTTAAAATATTTAAGTCATTTGAAGTATAATCTACAGTTCCGTCACTATTCTTTGATTTTAATACTTTTCTAAGACCTCTTGGTGCATAAAATGATGTAAATTTAATTCCTTCATCATTATCACCTCTTGATAAAAATCCATCATCTCCATAAAATATATCCTCATATCTTTTAACGTTGTTAACCGCCCAAGATCTAATCTTAGGTAAGAATATCGCACCAGTGCCAGGAATAATCTCTTGAACAGAAACACTCGCAGTTGTATATCCAACACCACCATTATCAACAATAACTCTGTCAACTCTCTCATTACTAATAGATGATATAATTTTTGCACCAACTCCGTCACCTAAAATTTGTAAATCAGGAGAGGATGTGTACTCACTACCAGAACGAAGTACAATTACAGATTGTATTCTTCCATTCACAACAATTGCTTTATATTCTGAAGATGAACCAGAAGAAACTCTTACTTGAGGTGGAATACTAAAGTTGAATGTAGATTCATTTCCATAGCCAAGGCCAGAATTCTCAACATTTATTGATGTAATCGAACCTCTTACAATTGGATTAATTTTTGCATGATAATCCTCTGGAGATACTGTATTAATTCCAATCGTTCCCTTAACAGTAACCGTAATTGGAGGATAGTTAAATATATGTTCTCCAGAACCCACTGATGTCATTCCAACAAATTGTTTTGAAATATAATTTGCATTTGATAAGGTTGTTCCAATTCCAGCAGATGCAAGTCGGAATCTATTATCATTTATTTTCAAAACATAGTAATCTTGGTCTGTATCTAAACCACCAATAGTTACACCAATTCCTGAGTGTGAGTATCTAATTAATTCACCATCTTCAAATCCATGATTTTTATATTCAATAAAATCTGAATATGTGTTAATTCCAGCAGTAGGAACTAACCTTCTTTTATTTTCATATCCCTCGCCAGGATTTTCAACAATAATTTGACCTAAAACAAACTTTTTGTTTAAACTTTGGAATCTTTGTGTACCATCAGCAAATCCAGTTAGATTGATTAAATTTGATTTTGTTAATGCATCATTTTGGTTATTTGCAAGTTTGATAGTTGTATTATTAACTTTAGACACAAAATAAACAGATTCGTCAACGAGTCTCTGATCAGGTGTTTCTTGAATTAATGTTGTAGTAATACCAGCACTTGCGATACCAATTGCACCAGTATTAAATGTTTTATAGATTACAGCCTCTCCATCACGGAACTTATGAAATGTTCCGAAACCAATTGTGTCTTCTGATATACTAATTATATTACCTGTTGATGATGCATCAAAGTCAACAAAATGATCAACCTGTCTTAATCTTGCTCTTGCAATCGCATTTTGACCATTACCACCACCGATCTCAATATCAGGTGGTGCAGTATAATCAAAGCCTGGATCTATAATATCAATTCTTTCAAACTGACCTTTAATATTTGCTGTTGCACTTACACCAGCACCAGTTAAACTCTCAAGACTCACTGTTGGTGGGGTGATCACATCATATTGAGAACCACCTTCCAAGACATCAATCGTTTCAACACCACCAAAAAATATAACATCACCTGACTTATAGTTTGATATCTCTGTACCATTTACAAACATGCCAGTGGTGCCTGGCGCTGTCTCACGCCTCGCCCCATCAAAGACTGGATTCAAAGAAAATCTTTTTAATAATTTTTGGTGTTCAAGTTTTTTATTTGCTAAATCAGGAACGGAGATTTTAAATGTACCATCTCCAGTTGCATCTACAAAATCACCGTTTACCAAGTCAGGTAAGGAGTTTGCAAGACGAATATTATTAGAATCAACACGACTCACATAATAATTTTTACCATCAATTAACTGACCTAGATTACCACTTACAACACTATATGTAACAACTTCTCCAGAATAGAATCCATGATCTGATGCACCCTCTGTAACCTGTATCAACTGTATAACATCGCCGCCAGTGGCGCCAGTCCACGTTACAGAACGATCTGGTGCAACTATAGGTTCATTGCCTAAACTTGGAATTGATGGTGCAGCAACATATGCATGAGGATGTGGAGGTAATGCAAACGCATTATCACTATCATGGTCATATACATTTTGAACGTCTGTTGTATATTTTGTAATATTATCATGTAAAGAACTATTTCCTCTCTTTATTCTTCTACGAATAAACGCAAAATTATTTTCAGCAACGCTAGGCAAATCACCTAAAATCAAAGTCGAACTACTAACAACACTTAAAACACGACCAACTGCAACTAAAGTAGATTGACCATCTAAAACCTCAATTGCATCTTCTTCCAAAAATCCATGATCAGAAAGAGTTTCAATATTAAAACTACTGTTAGATTGTCTAACAACAGACTTGGGAGTAAATTTTACAGAAGTGTTATAAACATATGATCCAAAGTTAAAGTCCTCAGAACTTTTGTTAATACCAAATGATCCAACTCTAACCTTATCACCTTTATTAAAGTAAAAAGTATTATCGGGTATTGGAAAATCTTTTAAAACACCAGTTATTAGAACTTCAATTTTATTAGTATTGTTCGCAAAAGAATATCCATAAGCAACATTATTATATCTTACGTCATCACCAATACTTAAAGTATCAACAGCTGTGGGTAATCCTACAAATTGGTTTGTGGTTTTACTTGTATAAGTAACAACTCCAGCTGTATTCGCTGTTGGAAGTGATAAAGAACCACTTGTAGGAAATCCAACAGTCGTATCAACAGTCATTACAGTTGAACCAATGGTCACTGGATTCACAACACGAGTTCTGCCTGGAACTATAAAGTCACCATCAATAGAATCTTGAGTTACACTAATTTGATAATAATGTTCTCCACCATATATAAAGTCTTTTACATCTGATATCGCACCAGAAGCACCACGAATATTACTATCATCTTCATCAGCATTTTGAAAAAGTGTAGATCCTTTTAGATTACGAGGATCGCCTGTGATTGATTTGACTACAAAATCTTGTGCAAATCCATAATCAGCATCAGATGGTTTGATTAAAAAATCAGATGGTTTAATAATATTAACTTCTTCACCATATAAGGCTCTAAATAAAATCTTATATGATTCCTCTGTTCCTTTGGTCTTATAAAAATCTTTAATCTGTCTAATAAATTTAACTTGATCTAAATTACTTTCTAATTTACGATTCTCAAAACCACTTGCAAAAGTAGTTTTAAGTTTATTGAAAAATTCTTTAATGAAAAGATTTGATAAGTTATGAACTTTTGAACCACCAGTGTGAGCAGCACCAACTGATGTTTTAAATTCAACAAGATCTGGTCTTGTAGGTTGATCTAAATTAGTTACACCACTAAACCCACGAACACATCCAGTGAATGACGTGGTTCCGATGCCAGTGTAAGTGATGATCTCATCATCTATTTTTATTAATCCATACTTACTAGGATAACCCTTTGTTGAATCTACAAAGATTGTAGAAGAGTAAGATTCAGTATTTGTTGTTAATCCAGTATATTCTGTAAGTGCAGCACCAACAAATGTTTGTAAATTAGTATATCTATCAAGATTTTCAGCAATGTTTATCGATCCACCTTGATATTCTTGAGAGATATAATATTGTTTCATGAAATCCACAAAAAGTGGATTTTCAGACTGCACAAACTCAGGTAACTGGTTTTCAATTACCTGATTTATCTCGACTCTTTGTATTGAGGTATCTATCATTAATATCCGCCGCCAGAACTAGAACTAGATGATGAAGATGTGGAGGAACTAGAACTTGTTGAAGTTGAAGATGAAGATGCATACGTTCCACTAGTTGTAGTTGTCGCAGTCGAAGAAGCTGTTGATGGAAGAATTGCAGCTGCTGTTGAGACAGGAGAATTAGATTTTCTTGTGAAAGTTGGAGTGTAGTAACTATGTGTGTGTACAAATCTTGATCCAGAGGTATTTTCACCTGATGCAATCAAATCTGGTATCATATTGATAGTCGTATTTGTCATATCAAACTTAACATATAAATCTCTAAGTCCAACGATATCGTTTGAATGGGGAATTGCTTGAATTTCAATCACGTTATTTGCAATTGATGTTGAAAGTATGTTCACAGTATCTATAAGAACTTCACCATGCATATAATCAACTGTTCCAGCATTTTTCTTGACTATAGTTGGAGTTCCACCTTCTGTATATGTAAAGAAGAATATTCTACCCTTTTCACGATTAATTACTTCGTCAGCGAGATAAACAGTTCCAGTAATACCATCAATTGTAAATCCTGTTGAAACTACATTGTAAGAACTCTCTTGAGTATGGAACATATTACCAAAACAAATCTCATATTGAGCAAATTGACCTAAAACTGCTCTTAAATTACGTCTGATTGTTACTAGAGTGATGTTTGATGTAATTGATGAATCAACACTGTCAATCAATGACACAGCTTTACTATATTTAAATCTACCACCAAACTTATTAACATCAATTGATCTTGAATATTGAGTTAATGCATTTGAGATACCAGTTTTAAGATTTTCTGAGTCATCATTTAAATTTGGATTATAATATGGATTTGTTTGTATCTCAACATACAAATATTTCAAATCTACAAATTCTGGAACAATACCAGCAACTGCATAACTTTTTAACTTTTGTATTAATTCTCTTTTTGTCTCATCTGATAAAAAATCACCATTTCGAGGTTTTACCGATATAAAGACTTTACCAAAACGAGGCGGACTCATTTCTTCACCACCATAAGCAGTTACAGACTCGACATTAGGATAGATGTATCCTAAAACTGATTCATAATCGGATGAAGTTACTGCACGATACTGAGAAGAGTAAATTCTTGGTGCATAATACTTGATTGAAGAGATGGATTCAATTTCATCACCATCTCGTGACTTTTCATCTGTTGTAACAAGACCAATTAGATCAGCATTGATTGATCCACCGTCTTGATTAGTAATATTACCTACAAAACTAAACTCTGAAGCACCATTTCCCTCTCTTCCATCACTTGTTATGTAAGAAACAGTCACATAGTTCGCATTTGCAAGTTTTTTACCGATTACATTGTCGCCAAAGATCAATTCATACCTTTCATCTTCAATTTCTTGTAATAAGTATGAAGATGATGTTGATGTGATACCAATAATGTTGTCAATCTGTTTATAAGTGACTGAAGATGTTGAAGTTTCAGATTGTCTGACTTTAACATTTATCGTTGAAGTGTCAATAAAGGAATTATCTAAAATATATTTCTGATTTGATAAAGAAGTATCAACAGTAAAGTTTTGCGATACAAAATTACCTTCATAAATTTCAATATTGTTAAATTGAGCGATTCCATTTGTTACAGGAACTGTAATATCCTCTGGAATGCAAAATATGTAGTTAGTATTGTCTCCAGAACCATTACAGACGATACCAGAGTTCAATGTAAGTGTAGATGTCTCTGTTAGACCATCTACAGTAAAAGAAACCTTTGCTCTTGCCGATCTACGAGATCTTGGAACATATCCAATATTTCTTGCAAGTGATACAACGTTTTCTCGAAGTGTAGCGGAATCAAGAAAACACTCATTTACCGCCATATTTGTGTTGTAGGCAGTTGTGTATGTGTTATACGCTAATGCATCAATAATTATTGAAAGGTTAGACCCTTCAAAGTCATAATCGGTGAAATTTGTATTCGCCCTCAGATAATCTCTGATAGACTGTTTTATTTCATCGAAATCTAAATTTACATATTGACCGAAAGCCATTATACTCTAGCTGGGTGTAGGAGAACGTTTACTTCTTGTGGTGGAACAGAAAGACCAATAATATCATATTGAACTGTGCAATTTAGTTCGTTTGAGTCTGGATAAATCGATACACTTACCGAAATACCTGCAATTCTTGGTTCATAATTTTCTAATGAGTTCTTTATTTCATCTGAAATACGAATTTGGTTCAAGGTTGTGTCTAATTCAAACAAAGCATTGTTAATTATTGAACCAAAATTAGGTTCAAAGGGTTTTTCACCAAGAATTGTAAAAATTATGTTCCTTACAGACCTTTTGATAGCGTCTTCATCACGAATTGTCACTACATCATTCGTCACAGGATGACGTTTGAAGGATAAATTAATATCTTTGAATGCCCTAGAAGCCACTATTTACACAATTAGTTTGCTGTTTTTATTTATACCGCTTTTTTTATCTTTTTACAACACGAATTCGATATTTTTCCGATTCTAAAGCGCTAATAATGTATTTAGCACAAATTCTTGGGTCTTTTTCGCCGCAAGTGAAGAAATCTGCGTT